ACGATGGACGGTACACAACCTCGTTTACCTGCGCTACAGACGGAACGGGCATGAACCAACCTTCAGCTACTCGTCCTTCTGGAGCAACGGCAGTACCTATTAGAAACGTTATTTCAGAGCTAACTAAACCCCAAACAAAACCTTCCTCCTATAAACTTGCAGCGGCTACAGCAATGGTTAGCCAATCCTTAACGGGATTTAACAAGGTTCCAAGAAGATGGGTAAGTCACAATGGCTAATGAAATCGCTATAGCGTTGCCTTTTTCTATTGACCCTTACGGAAAAGTTGCGTCTACACAGTCACAATCCAAAATTTGGGCAGATAGAGTTTTATCCATTATTGGTACAACCGTACGTGAAAGGGTAATGAACCCGTCTATAGGAACAATCATTCCTTATGCAATGTTTGAGTCTACAGACACAGCCACAGCTGAAGTCCAACAAGAAGTTGAATCAGCTTTTCGCCAACAACTGCCAGCTCTAAACTTAGACAATGTAGTGGTAACACTTGATTCATACACGGACACTATAAAAATACAAATTACATATGACCTACCTAACAACTTAAAAGTAACAACCAATCTTGGAATTATCAACATTTCAGGAACCAAGCCTTCGTATGAGGAGATATCGTGACCGTACAGCCATCGTCTATTCCAATTTCAGTAAACTACACAAGCCGAGATTACTACTCTCTTCGTGACGACCTTATTACTCGTGTCAAAGACCGCTTACCTAACTGGGCTGGAACAGATGAGGCAGATTTTGGAGTAGCTCTCATAGAAGCTTTTGCTTACTTGGGTGACTTGATTGCTTACTATGTAGACCGTAACGCAAATGAAAACTCTATCTACACAGCTACTCAGCGCAATAGCCTTCTTAACATTGCTCAAACATACGGCTATATCCCAGCAGGGTATCGTCAGTCATATGTTGAGCTTACCTTTACCAACTCATCGACTTCAGATGTAACTATCCCAGCAGGAACAGTGGTTTCTGGACAAGTAGTAACTAATGATGTTGTTCAGCCAGTCTACTTTACTACCGTTGCTGATGCGACTGTTCCTGCAAGTAGCTCGGACACAGTCGGTGCTGAAGAAGGACAAACAGTGCAGCAAGTCTCTGCAACTGCAGACCCAACATATGGAGAATTAATTGGTACTTCTGATGGTTCTCCTTCTTTAAGTTTTGTATTGGGCAACAACCCAGTTGTTGATGGAACAGTGAACGTGTATGTACAAGACGGTGATGTGTATACAAAGTGGACCCAAGTACAGCACTTGATTGACTATGGTCCATTAGACCTGGTGTACACTGTTTCTTACGATGAATATAACAATGTTTACGTTAACTTTGGTGACGGTGTAGCTGGAGCAATCCCTGTCATTTACTCCTCAGTTCGAGCCACATACATTGTCGGTGGGGGAGTTCTTGGCAACGTGTCTACAAATCTTTTGGATACTTTGGTATCTGTACCAGGATTGTCGGAATCACAACTAACTGCTTTGCAAGGAATTATCTCTGTTACCAATAACATTGTGGCTGTTGGCGGGTCTGACCCCGAATCTAACGACCAGATTCGTTATTCGGCACCTCTAACGTTACGTGCATCTAATCGTGCGGTTACTTTACAAGACTTTAACAACCTTGCCACCACAGTGAGCGGTGTAGGAATCGCTAATGCTGTGGCTTCAACATGGTCATCGGTCACCATTTACATCGCTCCTACTCGAAATGTCAACGACCCAGACCCACAGCCTGGCCTTGATAGCAACGGAAACCCAACACCAGAGTACAACTCATTGGCATCAGGAGTAACTACTTTCTTGTCAGACAAAACTCTTATTGGAACAACAATTACTGTTCAACCACCTACCTATGTAGACGCAATTGTTACTGTGTCGTATACCAAAAAGCCTCAGTACACAACTGCAGAAACTGAGTTGGCACTAAAAACAACAATTATTTCTACATTTGGATATACCAACTTAACATTTCAACAAACAATTACTCCACAAAATATTGAGTACTACCTTAACCAACTTCCGCAAATACAAAACGCACACATTACAGCGTTGTCTCGTTATGGGGGCTCAGGATTAAATACTCTTACTGGTGCTGCTAACGAAATCTTTAGATTCCAAGAATCAAACATCAACGTAGGTTCGTAATGTCTGACCCTGTAAAACGTCTACATGGTATTTACAGAGGAGTTGTCCAGGACAATAAAGACCCTCAAAGTCATCGCCGCATTCGTGTGTCTATTCCTCAAACAACAGGCAATGAGATTACGGATTGGGTATGGCCTGTAGAGCCATCCAGTGTTCATCTGGACGTTCCCTCAATAGGTCAAGGTGTGTGGGTGTCGTACAGCGGAGGCGACCCTGAATATCCTGTATGGCATGGAGTATTTGGCACGCATCAGGGTGCCAGTAAGCCAATTAAAATAAAGCCATTGAGCAACTCCACTTCGTTGACGGGTATCACTTCATACATTGTTGTGAACACATTGCCTGATGGAACTCAAGAGGTAGATTTAGTAGCGTCGTTGTTAGCAATGGCAAATAAGTTAGTAAATCTAGAAAGCCGTGTCCATACACTAGAGACGACTCCAGACGTAGACCCAAGGTAGTTCAGCAGGTAAACGGGAGGCAAAACCGAGAAAATAGACCGTTAGGTTTAGAAGGGAAGTTTGATGGCAACATACTACGGCGTCACCGCCTATTACCCAGGTCAGGTAAAGTCTGACTTTGGCACGCACATTAACTTTACCGAAACCATTATCGCCAACCATGTTAACGCTCTTCAGTCAGAAGTTACAGCGATTGAAAGCACGTTGGGCTCTGCCATTACTACAGGCTCTGGTTGGATTGGCTCCTTTGACCAAACCACCGTTAACTGGAATACCCTTAAGGACCGTATTGCCAACATCGAGTACGGAATTGGGACCATCCTTGGGGAAATCAACCCAGCAGGCGGTGCATCAGGGCAAGTATTGACCAAAAACTCGTCTAGTGATTATGACTACTCATGGCAGACGATTAATGCGCTTCCTTCGTTCACAGGAAACGCTGGAAAGTATTTAACCAACAATGGCTCTACTGCATCATGGGCAACAGTCGAGGCGACTATCAACCCATTATTTCTTATTGGAGCGTAAGGTATAGTCCATGGCTAACTACGGCGTTGGAGTATACGGTGCATCGACCTATGGTCAAACGGCAAAAATTGGCTACTCAGTTAGCCCGATGTCCATTACAACTATTAACTTTTCTGAAGTGTATGTCTATTGGCAAATACCAACAGGAACATATTCCAAGGTTCGATTAGTTCGTAACCAAAACAGCTACCCAGAACATTCAGAAGACGGCGTAATCATCTATGAAGACACTGCCATGAATAGAACAGTTTTTAGAGACGGTGAAGACAACGTTAACTCTATTGCTATTGTTTCTGGTAAGCCTATTTATTACACCATGTTTTTGTTTACACAAGATTTAGTATGGGTAAACGCAGGTTCTGCGGGTGCAATTGTTGCTGCTGACCATAATTTGCAAAATACTTTTATGAACATGCTGCCACGTGTCTTTACCAGCAAAGAACAAAGTCCATTAGCAGAAATTGATACAACCTCTCCATTGTATTTAATGATGGACGGGTTTACGTTTACCATGGAAGATTTTGTTACTCGTCTTGATTTGCTTAATCCTGACCACACACGCATATCTACTCCTGCTGAAATTTTGCCGTTAGAGCAAGTACATGTTGGATTAGACCCAGAGCCTGGAATCCCTGTTAAAAATCAAAAGCAACTTATTCGTGAAGCAATTTACATGTACACCAACAAGGGAACACCATCAGGACTAACGACTTACATTGAGTCATTGACGGGCTATTACCCACAGATAACTGTCTCCCCTAATCTTTTGTTAAATGTTCAAGATTCAACGTTCTACCAAGCAATAGGTAACTGGCAAGCAACAGCGGGCACTCTTTCTTCTACGGAAGAACTGACCCCTACATCAAATGCAAATGCCATCGATGAAAATTACACGTGCAAAATCGTAGCTTCAGGTGCTGGCTCTATGACGTTAGGAATGGATTCGCCCATTCTAAAGGGAGTCCCTATTACTCCTGGACAACAGTACGTATTGTCTGCACAGATAAAGTCTCCTACTAGCGCTGGAACTATAACGCCATCAATTGTTTTGTATGATGGAAAAGGTAACGCCATCGGTTCCCCTATTGTTGGAAGTTCTACTTCAGCTAACAACACTTGGAAGAGCATATCCGTTACGGCAACGGCGCCTTTGTTTGTATCCGACTCAGTTCAATCGGCAACAGGTAATGGCACAACTACTGTTTATACAACCTTTGATAATCACAAATTTGTTGTTGGAGACACCGTTACTGTTACAGGCTTTGCCACGTCAGCCGCAAATACCTCATCAGCAACTATTACTGCGGTTACTACAAGTACCTTTAGTATTTCCAGTTCTTTCTCTGGCTCTACTGCTAACACTGAAGTAGGAAATGCAGTCAACCATAACACCAGCGCATTTTATGCGGGGTTAAAGTTCGCATGGTCTGCGTCAGGGACTTATTACGTTGACATGGTCTGCTTACAGCAAGGCTCTACACCAGCGTATGACGAAGCTCGTGCTCTTACTATCTTTGTCAATCCTAACAAAACAAACTTAATCAACAATCCATCTTTCGAACAAAACGTTACAGATGGTTGGACAAAGACTGGCGCAGTCACTGTTACCCAAGATACAGATATTGACCCGCAAGTGTATGCAGGCTCTAATAGTGCCAAGCTCGTTGCCACAGGTGCCTGGTCGTTTACCTCCAACACTGGAGCAATAAACAAAGGTCAGTACTACACCGCCTCTGCTGAAGTGAAGGGCACTGGTACGGTTACCATGACCATAACAGCAGGTTCTGACGTTCAGACATTTACCATTCCTGCCAGCTCAACATGGGGTCGTTATGCGGCAACGATGATTGTTCCTGTCGACTCCACTGCTACAGGAATCAACGTGTCTTTCTCAGGGGCAGCGGGAACATTCCACATTGACACAA